CCGCCAGTAGCAGCTTCACCGCCACCAGATCCACCAAAACCTTTATCGTCACCATAATCAGGCATGCGTCATCCTCAATAGGTAAAAGAATATTCGCAAAAGATATACTAATTTTTGATCTATGACAAGGGATCTTGGACCATTAACAATAGTATGAGTGGTCTATGTAAATTTTTGTAAAATTTTTTGCCATATCTCGAGGCTGCTATAACACGATGTTGCTTATATAAAGGCCGTGCGCGTTTTAGGGGTGGTGGGGGTACGGAAAAGCCCCAGCCAGAGCGCGTCCAGCTGGGACTCAAGCTTCGTCAGCGGCCGCAAACTTTACACGGCTGATGACCTACTTTGGGCACGACTTTATAGACACCTTTATATCTCATCTCCAGCCTATAGCCGTCAGGAATAGTGGACTCAATAAGATTATCGTTTTCGTCGTACTTGATACCGTACAATTCGTGATTCCAAATAGGTGGGTTTTTCAATGCCATAATATCCTCCAATAAGAAAAGAAAGGCTGGGGCGCGAAGCCCCAGCCAGCGGCTTAAGAACCAGCCTTAATGAGCTTTTCCTTAAGCAAGCGCTTACGATAAAAAGTCACGATACGCGTAGCACCCTGCACAGTCTGGAGCACGCTATCTTTATCGTCGAGAGCTTTAATAAGCTCGGCCTGAGTAGCCGCGCCACCCAGCTGGTCAAGCTGGTAAAGAATAGCTTGGGCTTGGGCAGGCAGCGGCTTTTCAAGCGCAGCCATTTTAGCAGCCGCGTCGGCAGCCAGCGACAACTTAATATTACCGCGACCGTTAGCAGTCGGGGCAGGGATACCGCAACGCGCCACAGAAGCAGCATCGACAGTAGGCGTTACAGTAGCAGAAGTAGTAGGCTTAGAAATTTTAGTCATAATGGAGTCCCTCCAAAACCGGAGACGACAACCGCGCCGTCTCAACACGATTAATTATAGCGATTTTCATACTAAAGTAAAGCCCCTGATCATACTTTATTTATTATCAGCTGATAGCTTGTAACTATACTATAGTAAGAGCGAATACGAGTCAGTCAAACAAAGAAACGAGTCAGTCAATCAACGCCACCGCGCAAAGAGCGAGCGCGAACGAGTCAACGCTCACGCTCTAGCTTTCTTATGATGATGAAGAGTGGTGGCTCTGTTGCCACGCCTCTCTGACCTTAAGCCAGAGGGCGAGCAATAAAATCACGTCACAGACGATGAGGAAGATGAGAGTACCGTCCATGATCAAGACCCCATGATAGAGGCATTACGCCAACCTATCATTTCCAGCATAAGGTCATGCTTACTACGACCGCCAGCAGTACCGTTAGCACTGTTCAACGCTTCCTCAAACCGATCACTAATCACGCGAGGAACATGATAAGACGCATCTCCAGCCAGCGCACCTTTCCAATGAATGAATCGTGCGACTTCAGGGTTAAACGAAAGTCGACCATAATCAGGATGGTCAGCGTAATCGAAACCGTCACAACCTACATCGCCGTACTCAACTCTATTGTCGGCTGTTACTCTGCCAATATAATCCATATGTGATGCCATTATATATCTCCATCGCTATAACAAACTTCGTGTATGCAATCGTCGCAGTACACGCTCTTGACGTCAGTCGTATAAAGAGCAGGTTTATCGCAATAATGATTCATGCAAACAGGAACTGGATTATAAGGAACTTGAACTTCCTCATAGACCACAAAGACACCGTCTCGAATACCAACATACTGCATAGCTATGTACCTTTCTACTTTCTATAACTAACTACCCTTATACTATAGTATACAACGCTCATGAAAGCTAGTGCAAAATAAACAAAGCTATCAGCTCGTTTATGCGAGTCAGTCAATCAGTCAGACAATCAATATCATTGGTCAAAACCAATGATAAGAAAAATCAGTCAATCAGGCGAAAACTGCATATGATGATGAAGGGTAGTCAGTCAGTCACTCAGGGGCAGTGGCTGATGAAAGGGCGACCAGCAAACACTGGCCGCCCAAGGGAGATTAGTCAAGCTTGATGTATTCCATCTCAGTCAGCTGCTTACGATAGAAGTCATAGATACGCTTTGGAGTCTGGACAGTCTTAAGACCATTATCCAAGAGCGCACCAACGATCTCGCCCTGCGTGGCAGTGCCGCCCAGTGCCTCAAGAGTATTAAGGATAATCATCGCCTGACCAGCGATCTTACGATTAGGAATATCCTTAGTCAAGAGAGTGACCTTACGGCCATTAAAACCCTTTGGTGCAGGGGCAGGAATACCAGAGTTACCAACAGGATCGACAACCTTAAGAGCTGTCTTCTTTGGAGCTGGTGACTTAGTCGCCTTTGGAGAAGTGGCGGTCTTCTTTGCTGCTTTGGCCATGATGGCCTCCTTTCTGCTTTCTAACTGGCTGGACACCTCGCCCTAACCATGCTCTTAATATAGTATAGTAAAGCAGCAATGTAAAGTCAAAATTAACTACAAAATAAACAAAATAATCACGCCGCGAGACCAGGATGATTGACTGACTGTTTTATAAAATAAGAGTCAATCAGTCATTCACTCAGTCAATCAGTCGGTCAGTCAAACAAACATCGCCCAAAAACTGAGGCCAATCGATTGGAGCAGAGTATGATGAAGCAATACATGATGAAACACCCTCCTCCATCAGCCTCAAGGCATCAGCCCCACGATGAAGTGTCAGGGCTTTAGGTGATGAAACCAGGATCCATGAAGCACCCCCAACTGTTGCACGGCGCATGTGCCAAGAACATTGGAAAGGGGATAGTGATACTCGGTCGTTCGATGTACACTTAAGTTCAAGCCAAAACTCACGACCGCCATAGCACGCATTGACGTCAGGCACTCCCTGCTGTAATGCTCCCGTCTCGATCCTCTGCCAATGGACCTTGGGCAGATTCGTCTTTAGGGCTTGATACAATTTCTTCTCTGTACTGTACATCGTTCACTACTTTCATATTGTCACCGTCCAACAACTGCTTTAACTTTGAAGCAAGCTCCTCGTCCGACATGGCTTCTACCTTTGAAACAGTAACCTCTTTCTTCTCAACGTATAGCCCAGCGGCTCGACCTCTCGAGACCTCAGCCGAAATAGCCGCGCTGATTTGCCCTGTTATCTTAGCTTCATCGCGAAGATGGGAAAGCTCTGTTAGATGCGAGTCCATGGAGACAGCTGCACGTTCTCGCTCGATTTGGATTAATTCTATAATGTGGTTTGCGATAAGAGGATTCTTGCGAAGCAAGGCAGACCCTTGGACTTTCGCACCAAATTTATGTTTGGTAAATCCTGCTTTACGAGCAGCCTCTGCTCCTGACGCTCCCTGTACATACAGCTGACAAAACTTTTTGTGCGCTGGTGTCAGTGGTCGTAGTCTCTTACCTTCGGGCGTGACCCAATATAATCCGCACTCTGATGGTTCAACTGGTGTGTGTTCTAAGGTATCCAAAGATACTGGTGGTTTTGCCAATGTCTTCTCCATAATGCTTAACAAAGTAAACATAATGGTTTCTCTAACCTAGCGCAACAACTAACCAATGTCTGTCTGTGTAGGTTTATACAATGCTTGTATAAAAAACTTTTGCCGCGACGTCTTATCGTTCTTATGATATTTGACAACCCTATGATTTATACTATTATAAATCTCATAGTCCAAGATCCAAGGTACAAGAGCATTACAGCAAGCATTATGAGATTATGACATTATGATCTAGCTTTTAGTCACTCAGACACTCAAACCTGTAGGAAAAAAGATTGGGGGCAAAAGCCCCCAACAAGTTATAGAGATTTAATCAAAAGTTTTATAATAACGAAACACTGTACCAGTATCACCGCCCGCTGATGGATGGCTATGGGTAATATAAACATAGTCATCATCCTCAGCACGATTAACGACTATTTCATTACCGTCAACCCAAGGAGTACAAGCTAACTCAACAGAGGATAAATCATGCAAAACTTCGGGAAAATGAGAAGCGTCACCACCAACCCAAACATCTACAGCTCCCTCAGCGAACGGCATTGGAGACCAATGAGGATCGCGCTTTTCGTAATTAGGCTTTGGTGGCTCTATGTAATTACTCATAATTACCCCCACCACTCTTGCGCATCGCTGGCTGGACCGTATGACGGAGTAGCCTTATAGAAAACCTCAGGCATCTTATCGACCAAGAACGAAGAACGAGTATCGAAAGTACCTAGCATCTCAAGAGTATCAGTAAAGTGATAGACTACACCAACATGTTTATCGT